GCATACCCGGAACATCATCCTGAAAGCTCGCCAGCTGGGCTTTACGACGCTGGTGTGCATTGTCCAGTTGGATGCAGCGTTGTTCGAGGCTGCCAAGTGCGCCTTGATCGCTCACACGCTGAACGACGCGAAGCGCCTGTTTCGGGAGAAAGTCAAGTACGCCTACGACAATTTGCCGAAGGAGCTGCGCGCTGCCAACCCGGCGAGGAATGACGCCGCCGGCGAACTGGTATTCAGCAAGGGCGGCTCGCTTTACGTCTCCACGTCGTTCCGGGGCGGCACGCTGCGCTACCTGCATGTATCCGAGTTCGGGAAGATCTGCGCCAAGTTCCCGCACAAGGCGCGGGAGATTGTCACCGGTGCATTCGAGGCTGTCGCTGCTGATTGTTTCGTCACCATCGAGTCGACGGCAGAAGGCCGGGCGGGGTATTTCTTTGATTACAGCCAGTCAGCTGAGCGCCAGCAACTGTCCGGTGTTCCGCTGGGCCTGCTCGACTGGAAGTTCTTTTTCTTCAGCTGGTGGAACAACAAGGCCTACAGCCTGGACTCTGCTGACGTGGTACTGCCACAGCGCCTGACCGACTACTTCAACGAACTGCATGCAAAGCACGCGATCGTCACCAATGACGGCCAGCGCGCCTGGTACGCAGCCAAGGAGAAGACGCTCGGCGACGACATGAAGCGGGAATACCCGTCTCTGCCGGCTGAGGCCTTCCAACAGTCGATCGAGGGCGCCTACTACGCCAAGCAGTTCACCAAGCTGTATGGGGCACAGAGGATCGGCCCGCTACCGGACAACAGTCATCTGCCGGTGCACACGATATGGGATATCGGCGTTGGCGACTCCACGGCCATATGGTTCGTCCGGATTGTTGGCGAGGAATACCACGTCATCGACTTCTATGAGAACAGCGGCGAAGGCCTGCGGCATTACATGAAGGTGCTCAAGGATCGCAAATACACGTATGGCGATCACTGGGGGCCCCACGACATCGATAACCGTGAATTCGGCAGCGACGGTAAGACCCGACGCGAAATCGCCCGAGAGGGTTACGAGATAGACGGGCACAAATACAGCATCAAGTTCAGCGTTGTCCCCAAGATCGGTATCGACGAAGGCATTGAACACGTTCGGGAAATACTCCCCAACTGCTCTTTCGATGAATCCAAGTGCGAACTGGGCATTTCCTGCCTGGAGAACTACCGAAAGGAATTGGTGGCTTGGCCTGATGCCAGTGCAATCGACAAACCCCGACTACGACGCGCACATCGCCGAGTGGGAGATGATGGACGACGCGCTCGAGGGTGAGTGCGCCGTGAAGCGCAATGAGCGCAATCTGCCAAAGCCAAGCGGTATGGTCGAAGCGGAAAAGCTCGACGCCGCCGGCAACAAGTACCTGTATGAGAACTACACCAACCGGGCCCAGTACGAGCACTGGGTGCGCGACTCGCTGCGTTCGATGATGGGCTTGGTCTCTCGGCTGATCCCGGAGATAGAACTGCCCAGCGGTCTGAAGGGGCTGGAAGACAACGCAACGGCGGACGGCTTCGGCTTGAAGCAGCTGTTCTTCCGCATGGTTCGCCAGGCGATCTCCCACGGCCGGGTGCCGCTGGTGGTGAACATCGACGAGAGCGGTGAACCGTATTTCTCAACGTACGCCACCCGCAACGCCATCAACTGGGACACGGCCGATCAAGGCGGCCGGCAGGACCTGGTGCTTTCGGTGTTCCGCGAGTTCCGCAAGAAGGGCGGCGATCGCTACAGCCATGATTGCGACACGGTTTTCCGTGAGTTCTTCATGGAGGGCGATATCTGCTACACAGCGGTGCGGAATGAAGGCGGTGAGCTGGTCGAGGAAGAGAGGCCGCTTGGCACCACCGGGACCGACAACCGCCTGGTGAAAGGCCTTCCATACCTGCCCGTGATCTACTGCGGTTCGACCGACAACTCGCCGGACGTCGATGAGGTGCCGCTGCTGACCATGGCGCGGGCGGCATTGAAGTCGTATCAGCTCAGCGCTGATTACTTCACGTCCCTGCATCAGACCAGCCACCCGCAGCCATGGGTCTCTGGTTTGGATGAGGCGGTGGAGTTGAGCGTCACAGGCCCATCTGCTGCGTGGGACCTGGGCCCGAATGGCGAGTGTGGCTACCTAGAGTTCCAGGGCGCCGGCATTGAAGCCGTGCGCAAGGCCATGGACGACCAGAAGAACGCCGCGCTTGAGGCCGGCGCCAAGGTCATGGACGTGGCCGGTACGGAGTCGGGTGAGGCGCGGAAGACGCGCCAGAACGATCAGCACGCCACGCTGCACAGCATCGTCATCACGGTGGCCGAGGCGGTGGAGCAGGGCCTGCGGTATGCCGCCGAGTGGAAGGGCTACGACCCCAAGCAGGTCAAGTTCAAGGTTAACCCTGAGTTCGTGACCCCGGTGGTCGACGCCCAAGTGCTTGCCGAACTGCTCAAGGGCGTAATGGCCGGCACGATCAGCGCCGACACCTACTGGCAGTACCTCACCACCGGCAAGCTGCCGGACCGCCCATACGACAAAGAGGCCGACCTGATCAGCGATGAGCGCGAGTCGGCCGGCATCAACCTGGACGACGACGATGCCATCGACAAACCTGGTGCAGGCGGACAGCCAACTGCTGGAGCAGACGACCCGCCACTCGGTAATGCTGGAGCGGCTTAAGGCCGGCGAGGTCAAGAAGTTCGAGAAGTACCTGCGCCAGATCGACAAGCTGGTGCGGGAGCAACTCACCTGCAAGGAGCTGACCACCTACAGCCGGGACCGGCTTGAGCAGTTCCTGGCCAGGGTGGACGGCAAGCTGCTGGATATCTACAAGGCCTACGGCGACCTAGTGCAGGCCGATCTGGTCGACATCGCGCTGTATGAGTCGAGTTTTGAAGCCAGGAGCCTGAGCAATGCGCTCTCCATCGACGCGGTGGTGCCGACCAATACAGTGATCCGCGCGGCAGTGTTCTCATATCCGCTGCAGGTGAAGGGCATCGACGGTGGGAAGCTGCTGAAGAGCTTTGTCAGCGGCTGGACGCGGACCGAGACGATGCGCGTCACGAACACCATCCGGCTTGGCTTCGGCCAGGGCCAGACCAATGCCCAGATCATCCAGGCGATTCGCGGGACCGCGGCACAGAACTTCACGGACGGCGTACTGGCGGTGAGCAACCGCAACGCTGCGGCCGTGGTGCAGACGGCAATCCAGCATGTCGCCACGACGGCACGGATGGAAACCGCGAAGGCGAACAGTGACGTTGTGCTCGGGGTGAGAATCATCGCAACCCTCGATAGAAAGACGTCGATGGAGTGCAAGTCGATGGACCAGATGGAGTTTCCACTGGATAAGGGGCCTAGGCCTCCGTTTCACGTGAACTGCCGGACGTCGTTCACATTAGTAACCAGGCTTTCGGAGATGTTCGCCAAGGGAGCCACGCGCGCATCGGTAGGCGACAACGGCGGGGCCCAGGTCGACGCAGGCCTGAACTATTACGAGTGGCTGGCAACGCAGCCGGCGAGCTTCCAGGATCATGCCCTCGGGCCGGTCCGGGGTAGGTTGTTCCGTGATGGTGGCCTGACGCCGGAGAAGTTCGCCAAGCTGCAGCTCGACAAGTCGTTCAAGCCGCTGACCCTGGCGCAGTTGAAGGAAGCCGAACCTGACATGTTCACCCGAGCAGGCGTTACACTCGGCGCTCAACCAGGTTGAGATCGCACATGCAGATCATCGTTGAGGACGGGAAGGGCAGGCTCGACGCGAATAGCTTCGTGCCGCTGGAGAAGCTGACCTTCTACCGCGACTACTACGGGTTCCGGATCCCTGAAGCAGAGGCTGACCAGGTCGAGTTGCTGTTGCGCGCTGCGGCCGACATCAACGCTCGCCAGTGGAAAGGGCGGAAGGCCAAGCCTGAACAGGCAATGGCCTGGCCTCGGCGTGACTGCAAGATTGAATACCAAACGCTTTCCGAGACGTTCGTGCCCTTTGAGCTTGAGTGGGGCCAGGTGCGGTTGGCGGTTGAGCTATTTGCCGCCGAGCAGGGCTTCCAGATCGAGGAGCCGACGCATTGCACTGAGCCGAATGGACGGCGCACCCGGCTCAACCGAGATACACCAGGCTTTCGCATGCGGCCGCCGCCATACGTGCCGAGCAGGACGCAATTCGCCGATTACTTGCTGATGCGAGGGCTGTATGTCGTTTAGCGTGATCGCCCGACGTTTGTGGCGTCGGGCGACTTCACCTTACTTCAGGAATGCTGGTTTGTAGTATTCGTCGAGGAACCAGTAGCGATTGATGCACGGCCCTTTATGTGGGTGTGCGTTCAGGAACTTGATTACCTCGCTTTCAACAATCTCCAGGCATTTCACTGTGCGACTGTACTTGTGTAGATCCTTTTCTTTGACCAGAGCATCGTCGCGGTCAAACCGCTGACCTTCCTTCAGTTTGGCCTGATCAAAACGAACCTCTTTGAACATGCCAGTGTCCACCAGCGCTGCAATGACCTCGGTCGTTACTTGCATAGTATTTTTGTAAGAAGAGTCTTTGGGCAGGAAGCAGCCACGAATGAATGGTTCGAGCGAAAAGAGCTCACTCTGTTCAAACTGATCAAAGCGTTTCGCGCGCTGGTTGATCGGCATGCTGAGCAACCCTGAGCGCGCCCAGTAATCGACGAAACGAGGCAGGTCAATGGATGCGCCCGGGCCACCGTTCGGAAGGCGAACTGAAAGCCCGTCGGCGCTCAACAGCGATGGTTTTTGCGGAGCGGGTTGGTGTTCCCCTAGCAGCCGCTTATACTCGGAGAAGGGGAGAATGGCGTACAGCGGTTGCTGTGCGTCGTCGTAAATGAATTGTGCTTTTGAGTTCATGTTTGCTTACCTAGGGGGAATTTATCACAGGCGAAATTGCCTCTGATAATGCTCACTGAGCGAGTCAAGGTCGCTCAGTGAGTAAATATTCTCTCTTCGGTGCGTAAATATCAAGCTTTTTCTATTATGACTTTCTCCTCTATCGGCCTGCCTTCGCGCAGGCCTTTTTTTTACCAAAATTCAGACCTCGGCCACGCCGGGGTTTTTTTATGCCTGCAAAGCAGGCCGACCAAACCCAAGGGGTGCACCAAGTGGCAGACGAAAATCAGATTGATCTTGAAGATCCGGCAGTTCAGACCGCCATTGCTGCGGCCGTTGAGGCTGCAACCCTGGGCCTCAAGAATAAAAACACCGAGCTACTTGGCTCGCTCCGGACCACCAAAACTGAACTGGACGGCTTCAAGACCCAGTTCGAAGGCCTGGACATCAATGCGGTGAAGGCCCTGCTCACCAAGGTCGGCCAGGACGAAGAAACCCGCCTGCTGGCTGAGGGCAAGCTCGACGAGGTCATCACCAAACGCACCGAGCGCCTGCGCACTGACTACGACGCCAAACTGGCTGCTGAGAAGGGACGCGCCGACAAGGCCGAAGCCTTCGCTGCCAAGTACAGCGACAAGGTGCTGGCCGACTCCATCCGCGCTGCAGCCATCAAGGCTGGCGCGCTCCCCGAGGCGGCCGAGGACATCATCCTGCGCGCCCGGGGCACTTTCAATCTCAGTGAAGAAGGCGAG